GAAGTGATGAAAGCTGCGCCAGTTGAACATTACATCAGCCTGAATCTGACTGTTGTATGTCTTGAAGAAACGAGCACTTTCTTTGGCGCGTTTGCGACCAAGAACAGGTTCAAGCTCTTTCAAACATTGATGATAAAGTCTATTGCCCTCTTCTGTGTATTCTTTGAGAACACCAGCCCAACTATATACACTGATAGACTCATGTGAGTTGCCTGCACATCCATCTTCATCTGCTTCATCCAATGCAATCCAATCGTCAGGAATATAAAACTTATCTTCTTTCAGTTCTTTATACCTAGCGCTCTCGCCATTCACAGAACATCCAATTCGGTGTTTTAAAAGATGAACGTGGCTAGCGATGTCTGTATCAACAAGAAAGTGCAGCGATGACTTTTCAAAAGGTGTATGATGGCCCGCATCTGCAAGCATTTTTAATAGTTTAGGAATACGTTCGCGCTTTTCATCTGTGATGTCTCTACTGGTGCTTGTCCATGCAGAGCAAGCATGAATTTCATCTGATCCATAAACGCCTAAAAGTTCTACTTTGTTATTCATAATTTATTAATTCGGGGTTTTGTTCCAATACTCTCGATACAAGATTTACGCATTCTTGTGCGGTAAAATGTGTTTTCCAATCGCATTCATCAAGAATTTTATCTATTTCTTGAACATAGAGTCTGCGTAGTTCTTCTTTATTGATTTTCATGTCCACATGTATTCGCGATAGTCAATCATTTGCTTGAGAATATTAGAGTCAGTTTCGCTAATAAGTTTCTCCATTTTATTAAGCTCTCCATAGAGTTCTTCATAGGATTTGCTTTTTTGAAGGTCTGTAAGAGGATGCGAAGGATGAAGAGTATTTGCTTGCGATTCACAGTTTGGTTTACCAACAGTAATCCAATGAGCGGAAGAATCAAGCCAGTTCTTGAATTGGCGATGCTGCGGCGTTCCATCCCAATTAACAAAAGACTCATCAGCCTCTTTTTTAAAGCTGAGAATCATCGCAAAATTAACATCAACAACAAGACTACTAATGTCAGCCCAAGTGCGGGGAATTGCTTTGCGAATTTCTTGATGCTTAGGAAAGAAGAAGCATTGAATCTTATATTTAAAATCTTTGATTCTGCGCCACATGATGCTAAAATACAGGCGCACATCCTCTCGAAAGAAGTATTGGATTGGATAATCTTTCTTTGTTTGCTTTTCCCAAGCGCTCCAGCCTACAGTGTCATCGCGTGGATTCCATTCGAGGCTGCGGGGCTTTTTATACCAGAGGTCTTTATTCATATTTGTATTATGCAGAGATTTTTTCCTTTGTCAATTCGCGAATGCGGAAAATAGCTAAATCTTTAAATTTTAATTCTGTATCCCAATAAACATCGCGGCCAAAACTATTAGGAATTGAAGCTGGCATATCAGCATGCTTGCGAGTGCCGTCAATGCCCTCGCTGTAATGAAATAGTGGAGTGGTTGGCCAAGTGTCATAAGCAAGGTTGAAGGCTTCTTCGGCACTCAAGTCGTCGTGCAAAATACTATGATGCAATGAATCATAAGTGACAGGAATCTTGCGCGAATTATAAAAGTACTTGATAAGATTCTTGATGCCCCAAACACCTTTGGCATTGTCATTGTTTTCGAGCACAAGACGCTTGCGGATATTGTCTGGCAATTGGTCATAAACTCGCAGAACATTGTCTGCAATGGTTTGAGGATCGCCATCTTTGCGCACATGTATGTTAAGAGGCGAACGATAGTCTTGCGGCAAATCAAGCAGGTCAAAAATCTCTGCATGCTGCTGTAGGTCAAGAATGCTGTTGTCGATGCAGTCTTGATTGCTGGAAGACAGTGTGATGTATTCGCTTGGGTGCGCTGACAAACGAATCGGATGAGAAGAGAGCAACTGCTTGATTGAATTGCAAACAGCAACAATGCTTGCGTAATTAGGCAAGTCTGCAATGCGAAGCAACACATCTTTGTGCGTTAGAACTGGAGCAAGAGAAGATGAGAGACGATAGCCTTGAATATTATTCAGTTGGCAAAAACGAATAGTATTGAGTGTCATCTTGAAATTATGCAAGATTCGCTCGGAAAGCTCTTGTATAGCAACGTTACGAGGCAGCTTGGCAAACTGCGTGTAAGTCATGGAGCGAAAATTCTGTCCGTTGTCAGACAGTGTTTTTGAGATGCAGCAAAGTGATAGGTTCATGGTTTACATTACCACTCTGCTGCTCCTTGTCAAGACAAGATTTAATAATTAGGATGCGAACAAAGAATATGATTAATTTCTTCTTTGATTTTTTTAATAATTCTATGTTTGGCAATATAAATAGCGCTAGAATTAATCTTATATTTAAGCATTAGATTTTCATTTTTTAAATCATTAAAGTACAAATCATTAAAAATCATATAGTCTTTGCTTTTATGATCTCTGCCTAGATTTTCAAAAGCTTGCATGAGAAGCTCTCTCTGATAAGATTTTTCTTGCGAAGCATGAAAATCTTGTTTTTCATCAGGATGCATTTCCATCAAAAGGTCATCGCCGCTGGTGATTCGCTTGTTTTTCCTTTGATTGCGGCGAATAATGTCCACCATGCGCCACTTGGCGAATGTTGTTACCCAAGAATGAATCTTGCCTTTGGCAGAATCGAACTTGTTTTCTTTGAAGTAGCTTGCCATTGAAACAAACACTTCTTGCACAACGTCATCAACGTCCTGTGAAGGCAGCTTATAGGAGTAAGCTAATGATCTTAGATACTCATTAAATTGAGTAAAAAAATCATTCCAACCTTGGCTGTTCCCCCAATCGGAAAGCTCTTGTTCTTTGAATTCGCTCATTGATTGGAATTGTGTGGTCTAAATTTAGAAATCTCGTCTTGGAGAACGGAGTATTTTTTGTGAGAATGCCAGATTTCTGTGACATCTCCGCTGACGTATTTGCCTTCTGTTGTAATCACAACAGACTTTGGGGGCAAAAATAATTCTGGAGGTTGCTGATTAAATTCCCTATCGGGAATGGGTTTTGTCTGGCAACAGCCACAAGCAAGTAGAATAATAGTTAACTTTTTCATTTTTTGAAATCTGTTAAGAAAGAGTGCATTTTTTGCTGCTCTTCAATAATTTCTTCGTTTAGATTGTCAGCTTTCTTTTGAGCTTGCGAGTTTGGAATGTTTCTTACCTTGTCTCTCTCGCTTGAGAGTTTATCAATTCTGGAGTCAAACTTCTCTAGAACATCAAAAAGAAAAGATTTATTACGCAGCTTGAGGTATTCGACCCCAAGCTGCAATAACAAAGGAATTGCATCCAGTATTTTCACGAATGCTTTTTAAGCGCGTTAAAAATAGTCTTTTCCTCTTGACCAGCCTCACACTCACAGATGTAGCCGCCAATGTGCTTAGCGCAATCCATGGCCCAAACATACGCATCAGCGAAATACTGATCGTAAGAAGCTTGATGATCGCCTTTTTGATTATAAACTGAATACCACTTAATACCTGATTTCTTTTGCATGTTATTGTTCGTTATTGCTTGTTGCTTGTGCTCATTTTGATAAGGGAATCGTGAATCATGTGACGAGTTTCCCAGTCAATGATGCGTTCATTCTCGTCTTTTGGTAGCTCGGAAGTCACCTGCTCCAAGTTCAAGCCAAATGCTGAACAGAGAGCTTTGATCTTTCGAAGAACGCCGATTTCCTTATACTTTAAGACTGCCCAACAGAGGTCAATCTGTTCTGGCTTGCTTTTTTCAATTGCCTTGGCAAGAGTATTGCTCATAGGGATTTTTTTATTTATTTGTTTTTGTTTGTGTTTACTGTGATGCTTATTATTCTACAATAGTAAGGATTTTTGTCAAGGCTTCTTTTGATTCTTCTAGCGCTTTTTCTTTCCAACTGTTTAGACAATAGCTTTTAATTTCAGAAAGAAGGAACTGGGTTTTCCCAACTAATTCTTTTTCATTATCAATGATGCAATAAGAAGGTATGTCATAACCAGACATGGAAATGGTATTTTTACAGCTATAGTCGAATAGAGTAAGAACATTATAATTGAGAGCTTCGTAGAATCGGTTAGCCAAACCATTATAGTTGTGGTGGTTAATTTCATCCTCAATGTAGAGGCTAGTCTGGAAATTAGAGAGTCCTTCTTTTGACCAGTTGATGCGGTCAATAAATGGCCCGCTGACTCCAATTGTGTTAAATTTTTCACGATTTTTTTGATGTGTTGAAACGGTTACTTTGCCCTTTAAGTATTTACGAAAGGACGGTTCACGATTTTTACGAAAAGAACCGTAATAAATACAACCTTGCTTTTCGGCAATTATTTCTTTTGGATTGAAAATCAAAGAGTTAAGATTGACAAAATTCCAACCATTCAAGTATTTTTCAACGATTTTTGAAATACTTGGCCCATGATTAGAGATAACCTCATAGCGGCGACCTTCTTTAATTCCAATCCAGAGTGCTCTTGGCTCTCCTAAATTATATTCGTTAGAAATATAAAAGATTTTTGCTTCTGGGCTAGCTTTTAGCCAAGCATAGTCAACATAAGAGTAGTGACTTGCATGATTGAAGATGATTCGATCATAGCCACTTTTAATGCTGTCATTAACTGTTGGGTAGCTCCAGATGAGGTCTGCCTCATGACCACTTTGAATCAAGAAGTCTTTGATCTTTTTGGCGTTTAACCAGTGCAAGTTTTGAGGTTCTTTTATTGAACCCTTGTGAGAATCAATGATTAAGTATTTCATTGAGGAAAGAATTCAATTGCTAAACGGCCCAAAGAATCATCAATATGAGCGTAGCCTTCAATGATAAAGCGATCCTCAATCAAGAGCGTCTTGTAAATTTCAAATGGAAATTCTCCGCGATCAGGAACTTTCACATAATGCAGAGTGTTTCCATCAAAAGAGATGCTGCAATTTTCGAATTCTTTTTCCATCCAATCCAAGTGGGATTTGTTGTTTGCCCCAATGATTTTAATTTTTCCAGTCATTTATTATTTTAATATAGATATTTGAAAGTGTCAATATCTTTTTCAAAAACTTTTTCAATTATCTTTTTCGTGTTCGAATTGTAATAATCTTTATAATCTGATCTTTTGCTTGAATTTTCGTGAGGAATATCAGCAGTGATGTGTTTTATTTCGCAAGCATCAAGCATTTCTTTAAAATCATTTTTAAGATTTTCAAAACGCAAAATAAAGTTTGGCTGAAATGCTCCGTTGAGCCATTCAACTTGTTGATGAATGCCAATAAAGTCTTTTGTGTTATTTGCGTGATTTTCTTGCATAATTTCGCAAAAATTTTTAAAAGTAATATCGTTAGAATGATTGTATAAATCTCCAAGCTGATTTTCTTTGGCAAATTGAAACATTGATACTGCTCGATCAAAAGGGTTTCTTACGATGGCAAAAGACATATAATCGCGAACCATGCGACCAAAAACCTTAAAAATTTCATCTGGTTTAGCATGCGACGTAGAAAACCAGCTTCTATATATCTTGTTTCTAAATAGCGAATCGTGAAAGATTTTTTCATGCTTGTGAATTAAATTAAAATCCCCAAGATGAGAATACATGGATGTGCTGGCGTTTTTAGGTATGCGGATAAAAATTAAACTCCACATCCATTTATGACTGCATGGGGCAAGCTCTAGCATTTTGGCCAAACTTTAAATTTTAAGTTATCAAAAATATCAGAGAACTTGATGATTGAAATCTCGTCTTTGCGACCCTTGCGTTGATATATCTTGTAGAGAGCATTTTTTGACGCATCTACGCGGCTATCTTGGTCAACTAACTTGAGGCAAAGCTTCCATAGGGCAGAGCGATTAACCATGATAAAATCATTCTCTCTTTCAAAAGCAATGAATTCTGCGGCTCCAATTAACCATCCAGCATTGCCTGCGACATTTAAAAACTCAACCCAAATTAAATCATCGCTTGTCTCAGAATCGCTTCTTTTGATTTTTTTTCTAGCTTTGATGTCTATTGAGTAAATAGGATAGCCCTCTTTTGAGAGAAACACATCAATGTGAGAGAGTTGCTGCTTGCGATCCGCTTGTGCAGCTTTCCAACCTTGTTTTTCCGCGATTGAAATAAATAAACTTTCTGCGTCATGTCCTTTCTCGGAACACTCTCCTGTTCTGTCAAAGCGATTACGGTATCTCATAGTAAACAAAATCATTAATAATGTTGAATTTAAAAATCCTTTTGACTGCGGAAAAGAATTTATTTCTTTTCTTTTCTCTCACAATATGAGCAATAATATGTTGAATACCATATTTTTCTTTCATATATTTAAACATATCATGCGCTGATTTTTGTGCTAAAAAAAGTTGATTAGCTCTACTAGCGGAAAAAGTAAATTCGCGAGATTTTTGGGGATCGTTTAAATATTGTTTTGAATCTGGAATATTAAGGTCAGAAAAGTCTGAACCAAATGAACCAAAGCAAAAAATCTTTTTATCCACTTCTACATATAATATTGTAGTCTTTTCAATTAAAATGTCAAACTGTTTTTTCATTTCAATGAATCTGCCAGAAAAAGTAATCTCTTTGGATGGTAATGGTAGGGAACGAAGCGAAAACTCTACAAAGAGTTCATATAATTGCTCGCGAATCGCGCTTTCTCCAAAAAATTCGTGTAAATTATAGTTCAATGTATTATTATGTTTAACCATGCCGATTAACAATAAAATTTCAAAAGATTTAGTTGATCTGGAACCAACGGCTGTTTTGGAATTTTACAGGCTCTATTATGATACGTTGAATGAGCCAGATTCCTACTTACCTTTTCATTCATGCTCTAATGGACTCATAACCAATATAGTATTAAATGGTATTGGCTATTTGCCAATCGCTGTTGAAGTGGAAGATTTTGAATCTAATATTTTTAATAGATTATCTCGCCCAAAGATTAGAATAAGCAATAATAATTTAGTAGTCAGTAGCGTTTTGAGAAGAAAGAACGATTTCAGAAACGCTAAAATTGAAAGAATTAAAATATTCATTAAATACATTGATGATGTAAATTTTGAAGGTGGCGTTAATCCTTTTGGCGTTGCAGACCCAACTGCTGAAATTTCACGCGACTTGTATATTATATCTCAAAAATTACAAGAAAATAAATCATTAGTCGAATTCGAATTAACTGCGCCATTTGACTTAGAAAATTTTTTCATTCCTGGAAGATTAGTCTTGGGAAGGTATTGTTATTGGCAGTATAGAGGAATTGGTTGCAATTATTTTGGCCCACCAGTTTGCCAAGAAAATGATGCTAATTTTACTCATATACCAACTGGAACTTTTGATTTTCAAAGTTCTTTAAACGAGTGGCAATATGGAAAATATTACCTCCCTGGAGCTACCATATTCATCAACACAGATAAAGACCCATTTAGGACATGGTATATTTGCATTGAGCCACACTTGGCTTCTGAAAATAATGCTCCTAATTTAGACAACTCGCCTTGGCAAAAAGATGGTTGTGCAAAAACTGTTGGCTCTTGCCGCAAAAGATTCGCAAATTCGTTTATTAACTACAGTGGTATTAGCGGCTCTTATTTAAACCAAACCTCTCAGGTGCAAAACATTGTTCCTGCTACAATTAATGGAAATCCTAACTCATACTATTTACCATTTGGAGGTTTCCCTGCTACAGATAAATATGACTATGGACAAACATTCTTTAAGAAGTAAAGTATTTGATGAAATTTTAATTTTTCTAAAGGAATATTGCTCGCTTTATTTTAATATTGAGTGTTGCGCCCTTGTAGGAAAAGATAAAAATTATTTTGTTGTAGAGTTTATGAAAAATAGATCGCCGCAACCAAATGACTTTTTTTGCGTTGATCCAATGGATTTTTTAAGATTTAAAAATTCAAACAACTTATTATGCCTATTTCATTCTCATCCAAGCACTGATGAACAGTTTTCAGAACTGGATATTGCTAATGCAGACGCGCTATGCATTCCTTCTATGATTTACTCATTGAAAACAGACAATTTTGCTTTTTATGAGCCAAAAGAGTGTGAAGTGGATGTAAAGATACTTAAGAAGATTAAAAAAAAGCTATGACAGAGATTCATTTACACGGTATTTTAGCTAAAAAATATGGCAAAGTACATAACTTTGTGGTCAAAGAACCAAAAGATGTATTGCGTGCATTTGAAGCTAACTATGAAAATTTTAATCACGACATTAAAGAATTGTTGAAAAAGAACATTGTTTATACCATTGTTGCTGATAATTGCTGGTTAAAGAATAAAAATTCATTTGATGAAAAAAAAATAAAAAAGATTGATTTTCTTCCCTGTATTTTAGGCGCTGGGGCTGCTGCTGTTTTTGGAATTATTTCTCTTGTAGTAGCCGTGGCTTCTGCTATTTATTCTTATATTCAATCTGGCAAACAACAATATCCATCTATTCCTGGAGCAGAAGGAACATCTTCCGCATCTAATAAATCAATGGCTTTTAGTAACAGGGAGAATATAACAGAGCAAGGCAACCCTGTCCCTCTAGCTTATGGAAGATTGCGGGTTGGTTCCTATGTGATTCAAAATACAGTTAAGAGTTTCCCTCTTTCTTTGACTTTGATAGACGAATTCATCAACTCTACCAATAAAAAATCCAATAATCAAACAGCCGTTATTGACGCTTCAGAATCAAATTTGGCTGCTGTTACAACAACTAATTAATATTGCATGAACCATTATATCAAAAAATACCTTCACAAGATTGCTGGCTCTAAAGGCGGTGGTGGTGGTGGTGGTTCACCTCCGCCTCCTCCGCCGCCAACATTAAAGCCGCCGAAGCTTGGAGATTTACAAGCTATATCTTCATACGAATACATTGAGAATATTGATCTTATTTCAGATGGGGAAATTGATGGCTTTGTGAGCGAAAGAGGGGATTATGTTGAAGATTCAAGATTATTTGAAAGTGTTTATGTGAGCGATGTTGCTGTCAGGCAATCAGTAGATATTGATGGGGCGACACTAGCTTCAATTAATTTAGACTTTATTAAAAACGCTTTTAAGCAAAAATTTTATAAGAATGGCGAATTTAATTCAAGCAATTATATTGAAACAGCGATAGATTCTATAAACAATTGGCAATTAAACCAAGCTGTTGATGGCGGCAACATTCAACTTTCAGTTTTAACTCAGAAGAATTTAATTGCTGATTATATTTTTAACGATATTAACACAATTCAAAGTATTTATAATTCTTATACGCAATATCCTACTACTGCTACTTTTAAGCAGCTTAGGTTGCTTAGATCAAAGTTTAATTATGCAAATTCAAAAGAAGTCGATGCTTATTTGTTGCCTTTTAGTGCGGAATTAAAAAATAATCAATATCCTTTTGTTGCTTTAAGATTATCCTTTGATATAGCTAGATCAGATTATCCATACTACAATACAGATGATTTTATTTATTTAGATTCCGATTTGAGAAATCAAATATTTTTGCCACTTGAAGATTCTGAATTGCAAGGAAGGTCTTGGAAAAGTCCGCCTCAAAAAGTTAATCTGACTTATTTTCTTGAGGGAAGCGGGGTAACTTATATTAGAGGAAGCATCTATATCTTTCTTTATCAAAAAGATGGTTACATTTTAAGAAATGGCGTTGAAGCGGTAATCAATCATCTAAACAACGTTAGAGTAATTAAACCATATTCTAAATATAACTATGCAAATGCAACAATTGAATTGCGCAATGGAGATGAGCTTCAAAAACCATTAAGTCTTTTTAATAAAACATATTTAGATCAAAGATATAGTTCGAAACTAAGAGGCGCTTTCATTAAGGGAAGACCAGTGCTCACTTTATTTGATAGTGGCACAAGCGTATTATACACACAATATGATCCGAATTCTGCTTATGCTTCTACGGGTATATTAACTAATGAAGGTAATCAATGGATTAATCGTGCAGAATATAACCAATACCGTAGTTATCACAGTGGTTTGTTTAATGGCGGAGCTAGTTTTGAAGATTTTGTTGCTCAAATTTTGAATTCAACTGGTGGTTTAAAACTAAAATCAATCACTAAATCTTCTAATCCATCTTCTGTAAATTATCAAACTTGGTCAGCTACAAGCTCTGATACACAAAATATTTTAACATACATCTTTATTGATTCCAGTCAAGGAGTAAACACAACATTTGAATATCTTATTGTTTTTGATAGAGCAACATCTTGTTTTAAAAAAGATGTCGTTATAACAGCAACACGACAAGCAAGCGGCAGGGTTAAAGGTGCAGGCTCAGCCGTAACTAATGGTTCATTTAGTATTCTTGCATCTGATACGGTTAATATCAAGAGTATTGGTAATGACATTATTGTAGCTAATACTACGCCAGTGCCTCCGAGTAACGGCTCTACAGTTAAAGGGACGTTCATAGCGCAGCAGCAGGCTGTGTTTACGGGCGTTTCGGCACCATCATTAGCATCAGTTAGCTTAGACAAA